GTAAACTATGGAACTAAAGGAAGGTTCTTTTAATGGCGGTTTATAACGACTATGAGATTCGTATAAACATTAATCAGCTGATAGAGAAGAGGATCCCTTGTTGTGATCTTCTTCATCCTGATCATTGTTTAACAGAGAAGCAAGTGGCAGAGATTGCACATGATATTCGTATGGATATTGACTTACATCCAATCTATAAGCAAGTGGATAGACATATCATGAGGTATGTGGAGGCTGCAGAGATTGATAATAAAGATCATTGGGTGGAAGAGAAGCTTCTAGACTTACCTGATGAAGAAGGTATATCATTTGATTAAGAAACTGTAAAGAACTCATTATGGCAATATATAAGAATAACAAGATCACTATTGATCTATCTGAGTTAGTTGAGATTCGGGCGGGTGTGATAAATGAAGAGCTCTCCGAGTATGATGTTGAACTGTTAGCAAGTTCCTTACAGCATACTCTGACATGGGATAGTTTATTTCATATGGTAGATACTGCAATACTTGATTTCAAGGGCATGAACCCTGTAGAGTATGGTAGTATTATGAATGAGAGTTGGTTGTTGGAGATTGAACGTAACAAGAAGAAGTTTAAGATGGAGACACTCAAAGGCAATGGTTGGTCTATCGAAGTACCAAGGAGGATTAAGGAATGAACTCAGCGATCACTGGCAAGACGTATCACATATACTATGAGGATAAGTGTTTGTTTAAGAACCTGAGTGAAGATGATTTTGATTTTATATGGGATAAGATTTATCTGTCGTATCACACTGACAGTTTATCCTTTGCCACCTGTATTGGCGATGATTGTGTAATGGAGGATCAGAGTTTTTAGATGACTCATGTGTTAGATCACTTGGAACAGTTTACGAGTGATTGGATTGATTGGTTACAGAATCCTGATGATATGAACAAAGGGGAGTATAATGGCCCTCGGTGTCCCTTCAGTAAGAAGGCAAAGGATGATGGACGTATGAAGTTGGTCAAGGTCTTTGACTATTTCAGCGCGTATGACTTCTGGGAAGTTGTATCGAGAGAGTGCGATAAGTTTGATGGTAGTAAGGATATAGTGATAGTGGCTGCGAAGTCTGATGCAGATAAGATAAATCCAGATCAAATGTCTGGCGGCGTCGATGGACTCAACACGTTTCTAAATCAACAAGGAAGAGATTTATGGCTCCTAACTAAGATAGACCAGATGTTTACCATTGTGATGATACAAAAAATAACCGCGTTGGACGATACGTCAAAACAATTAGAGGCAAAGGGATATTACATAGGAAGGTATACTGATGCCATGATGGAGAAGGTAGTACTAGGAAGAAAGAAGTATAGGGAGAAATTAAATGATAGAACCTAAAGCGGTAGACCTACCTAACTTCGGTATACTTGAGTGTGATCTAGATAAAGAGATGATAGACTATCTTTGGAAGTTAGTTCATTCATATTCGCCAAACGTAAAGTGGGAAGGAAGACGCCTCATAGAATTTGAGAATACAGATCAGAAACAGTTTCTATTAAATGATGATGACAAGTTATTTGAAAACGAAGTATTAAGGCCCTGTGTTCAATCATACTTTGAAAACTATGGTTGCCCATTCAAACATAAGACAACACATCTACATGAATTGGCATTTAGTCGTTTCTGGTGTCGTGCATCAACTGATGGAGATTATCAAAGCATTCATGACCACCAAGGTATCTTCACTTTTGTAGTATGGTTAAGTATTCCTTTTGAAGGTGCAGACGAAAGAACGGTACAAGCTGGGTTTCGCCCAGAGGCAAGTGACTTTGTGTTAGTTTATCCTGATACATGTGGTCAATTACAAAAGAGAAACTTTGTACTCGGAAAAGGTGCAGAAGGCAAAATGTTGTTCTTTCCAAGTGACATGAATCATATTGTATACCCACACTATACAACTACAGAATATCGTATCTCACTTGCTGGGGATGTTGCTCTGTGTAGTTTGTCGGCTGGTCAAGTTTTAAACCCAGTATCAGGTAAAGGCAAAATATCAGGTGGACTGCCACAAGAACCTTAAAAACAAAAATGTATAGATAAGTTTATAATGAACATTTCTACTGAAACAATGCAAATAGAGCTCGACATAAAGGAGCTAGAATACATCTACGAATCAATCTCTTTTAGATTAGAGCACGATAATCATTTAATGTATCATCCTGACATCCGTAAGGACTTAGAGGACATGATGGCTACTTGGGAAGATGAGTACCTATAACGTATACATTGGCGAATATTTAATTATGGAGAATGTTCCAGGCCAAGATGTAAAGGATAAGATGGAACATGTAAGAGCATTTTTTAATTATTATCCTGATGATGAAAACCGTAAAGAAGAGATTAGAATAGTTAAGAATTCTTGACTATATAATATAACACTATGGACAAAATGATTTGACCGTGGTATACTTAATAATGTAATTACAACATGTTATGGCAAAAGGATTTACAGTAAAGGCAAATGCCCCTAAAACTAAGAAAGTCGAAGATGATTTTAACTTAGAACAGGCAAAGGCATTAGCCAAAGGTAAAGCAATAGTTTTCTGTCTGCCAGGTAGAGGAGTATCTTATATCTTTTTAAAGAACTTCGTTCAACTATGCTTTGACCTCGTGCAGAATGGATCGAGTATCCAGATCTCACAAGATTATTCATCAATGGTTAACTTTGCAAGATGCAAATGCCTTGGTGCAAACGTATTAAGAGGCCCAGACCAGATACCTTGGGACGGAAAATTAAAATATGACTGGCAATTATGGATAGACTCAGACATCGTATTCGATACAGAAAAGTTTTATCGTTTAGTATGGATGCAGAAGGACATTGCTGGAGGTTGGTATTGTACAGAAGATGGCAAAACGACATCTGTTGCACATTGGCTAGAAGAAGACGACTTTGCTAAGAATGGTGGAGTGATGAATCACGAAACTATCGAGTCAATCTCTCGTAGACGCAAACCATTCACGGTTGACTACACTGGTTTTGGTTGGTTACTTGTTAAGAACGGTGTATTTGAACATAAAGAGATGAAGTATCCTTGGTTTGCTCCTAAAATGCAAGTCTTTGAGTCAGGAGATGTTCAAGATATGTGTGGAGAAGACGTATCTTTCTGTTTAGATGCTAAAGAAGCGGGAATGGAAATCTGGATTGATCCAAAAATCCGTGTTGGTCATGAAAAAACGAGGATAATATAATGGATGTCAAGTATAAAGTCGTAGAATTAGGCACATCAGGGTGGTGTGTCAACGATCCGAAGCAAGATGTAGGTCTTACAAAGGAACAAGCAGACATTAGATTGCAGTTTTACCTTGAAGAAGGTATTTCTCCCAATAGATTAAGAGCTCAGATAGATAAATAAAAAGAAAAAGGTTAAAGATGGCAGACTCAGATCCTAAATTAGCACCCCATAACGTAGAAAGTCAGGGATTCGCTAGTGGAAGTATAGTTGGACAGTATGATGTGAGTGCTCAAGCACGAAAAAAAGCTGCTGCAAACACAAATGATTCACAATCTCCGCTTGCTGCTGGTTAAGAATACTCTAAAAAACTTTCAAAGACCCCTAAAAGGGTCTTTTTTTGTGTCTAAATAGAATTTGAACAGCATGATAGTCATGAATATGGAAGATTGGGAGAAATCTTACGAAGATTTTTACATAAAACCTAAAAAAGATGAGAGCTCTTACCTCAATCCTCGACCAGAGGAAGAGATAGCTGATGATATTTTGCGAGAAGTCGTAGGAGATCATCTAAATGATAAGAAAAAGAAGAAACTTCTTGAAGAATAATGGCCAAAATAGATCAACGTGACCTAACAAGCGTACCTTTTAAGGATATAAGTTTGACATTTAACCGACATCCAGTAACGGATGATATCGGAGTGTTCACGAATGAGAATGCCATTAAGAGAGCTGTGACAAATTTGGTAAGAACACGGATAGGTGAAAGGTTTTTTGAGTCCTTATTGGGTAGTGCTGTCGAAGATTCACTCTTTGAACAGGCAGATCCCGATAATGCCCAAGTTTTAGAGGATGATATACGACTTTTACTTGAAAACTTTGAACCAAGAATTTCTAAAATAGGTGTTAAAGTTGTATATCCGTTAGATACTAATGAACTAACGGTGCAAATCGGATATAATATTGTTGGATTAGAAACTCCAAGACAAGATATAGAATTTATTCTCCAATCAACTAGGATATAATGTCATTTAACCAGTTTACAAACCTAGATTTCCAAAGTCTTAGGGCACAAATTAAAGATTACCTTCGTGTAAACAGTGATTTCGCTGATTTTGACTTTGAAGGATCAAACTTTGCGACCTTAATTGACCTTTTAGCGTATAACTCTTACATAACTGCTTACAATACCAACATGGCAGTTAACGAGTGCTTCCTCGACAGTGCGACTTTGCGTGAAAATGTAGTTTCACTTGCTAGAAATATTGGTTATGTACCTAGATCAGCTAGATCTGCACAAGCTACGGTGAATTTTAGTGTAGACTTAGGAACAAATGACACAAAAATAGTAACTTTGAAAGCTGGACAAGTTGCATTAGGTATTCAACAGGGAAGTAATTACATTTTTTCCATTCCAGACGACTTTGTGGCGACAACTGGTGTTAATAATATTGCAGCTTTTGATAATTTAAAAATTTATGAGGGAATATATCTCGAAAAAACATTTCAAATTGATAATTCTCAACCAAATCAAAGATTTATACTCCCAAATGCGAATATTGACACTACTTCTATTCGTGTTACCGTCCAATCAACAACAAATGAAATATATTCGCTCTATAATAACATATTACAAGTAGATTCGACCTCTAAATTGTTCCTAATTCAAGAAATTGAAGATGAAAAATACGAAATTTTATTTGGAGACGGAATTATTGGTAAAAAACCGCCAGCTGGAGCAATTATTAGAGTAACTTACATTGTTACTAACGGAAAATTAGGAAATGGAGCTAGAAATTTCTCATTTGTTGGAATTTTGAGAGATGATACTGATCTAACCATTACTTCTGGTATGTCTGTATTGACAACAACTCAAAAATCGGAAAATGGAGACAACATTGAAGATGTAAGTACGATAAAATATCTAGCACCTCGTATATACTCGTCACAATACCGTGCCGTAACCGCAAATGACTACACAGGTATAATTCCCTTCGTTTACCCTAACGTCGATTCTGTGACTGCCTACGGAGGAGAAGAATTAGACCCGCCTGAGTATGGTAAAGTGTTCATTTCGATCAAACCGAAAGATGGTTCTTTCCTTTCACAGATTACAAAGGATGATATTTCAAGACAACTTAAACAGTACTCGATTGCTGGCATCAAACCAGAAATTATTGATCTTAAGTATCTTTATGTCGAAGTTGACACTACAGTTTACTATAATACAAACGCAACGTCAGAAGTATCATCGTTACTTACATCTGTAACTAAGACGTTAACGACTTATTCTAACTCATCAGATATAAACTCATTTGGTGGTAGATTTAAGTATAGTAAAGTTATTGGATTGATAGATGACTCTGCTAGAGGAATCACATCCAACATTACTAGAGTTAAGATGAGAAGAGATATACTCCCTGAGTTGAATACTTTTGCAACTTATGAACTTTGCTATGGAAATGCATTTTATGATCAACCAAATGGATATGGCATACGTTCCACAGGATTTACAGTCAGTGGTATTGACGGAACTCTGTATCTGGGTGACATTCCCACAGCTGGGACGACTGTTGGAAAACTAGTGTTCTTTAAACTTGTAAATAATCTCCCATTAATCGTTAAGAACGATGCTGGAACTGTGGACTATGTTCACGGAGAGATTAATTTGGATGTAGTAAATATAACAGGAGCTTCACTTGCAACTGGAGTCATTGAAGTTGAAGCAATACCTGATTCCAATGACGTTATTGCTTTGAAAGATTTGTATTTACAATTAAACGTTCCTAATAGTACAGTAAACGCCTTACCAGACGTTATATCTTCTGGAGAGAACACTTCTGCTACTGCATATGTTAAAACCTCTAGTTATGCTAGCGAAACAATCTATACCAGATAAATGACGGATATTAAAAGAGTAAAAATCTCTCATTTAATAGAATCTCAAATTCCTGAGTTCTTAAATCAGGAATCTCCTCTATTCAAGAGTTTTTTAACCCAATATTACGAATCACAAGAACACCAGTCTGGTATGACCGACTTGGCTAGTAATCTAGCGGAGTATCAAAAGATTGGTGCTTTCAATGATGAGACACTCATCGCTTCTACAACCTTAACTGGTTCAGTTTTTGCTGGTGATACCGTGATAACAGTTGAGTCAACAGATGGTTGGCCTGATACTTACGGTTTGTTAAAAATTGACAACGAAGTAATTACATATACTGGAAAAACAACTAATAGATTCATTGGTTGTGCTAGAGGATTCAGTGGAATAGATCAATTATCAAAAGAAGATGCTGCCGAGTTTGCAAACTTTGCTCAGACTGAGGCTGCGGTTCATACAAGTGGTTCAACAGTAATAAATTTAAGTAATCTCTTCTTACAAGAATTTTTTACTAAGTTTAAGACAGAATTTTTACCTGGCTTTGAAAATAGAAGTTTTACACCTGGCACATCAATTACTAATGTGCTCACTAGAGCAAAAGACTTCTATATGGCGAAAGGAACTGATGCTTCATATCAGATTCTCTTCAAACTTTTGTATGGTCAAGAAATTGAGCTTATAAAACCAATTGATAGAACATTAATTGCTTCAGATAATGTATATTTTAAAACTAAGCACGTTTTAGTAGAAAACTTGTTTGGTGGACAACCGTTAGAGACTATTGGTAACTTTTTATATCAAGATATCTCTGGAATTGGAACTGCGAGTGCTTCAATTTACAATGTAGAGTATAGACCAATCAATCAAGTTGATTTTTACGAAATATCACTTGACTCAACATCATTTGACGGATCTTTTCAAGTGCCTGGAAAAACTAAGGCACTTGAGATCACTCCAGCAGACGCAACCTCCCTTGTTGTTGACTCTACAGTTGGATTTGGACAAAGTGGTACACTTTTAGTAAAACCAAGAGAAGGTGCTAACTTTTTAAGTCTCAGATATACTGATAAGACTGTAAACCAGTTTTTAAATGTCACTGGTATCACAACATCTCTAATTTTTGGTGCAGATGTTCTTGAGAACAAACTTGCATATGCTTATGCTGGTTTTGGACAAACATCTTTACTACAATTCAGACTTGTTAACGTTATTGATGAAGTAGACACATCTTCATCAACAAATATGCAAGTTAGTGATAGTCTTAAGTTACTTTCCTTTGGTAAAGACCTAGCAGACAGTCCAAAGTTTAATAATTGGATATACAACGTACCCTCAAGTCATAATGTCGCTTCAATCAGTCAGGTAAACGTCAATACATTTAGAATTAGTATATTTGACAACTGTGTGTTCTATGTTGATGAAATTTTAAAGTTAAGAAACGATTTTGGTGCAGAAGTTGATATTACAGTTAAACAAATTGAATATGATGCAACAAATACAGCACAAGTTTATTCAAACACCATTGTTGTTCAAACTAGTGGTGTTGTGCCTTCCAATCCTACTAAAATTACAAAAACAGTTACAAAGGCATCTCATAACTCAAATTACTTTGCTGGAGTTGATCAGTTTACCGTTGGTATTCAAAATAGTTACATTGACAAAGAAGAAAACTTCTTTTATGTAGCTTCATCTGGTCTACCTAACTATCCTATCTTTGCAACTGATAATAAGGTATTCGTAAAGACTAGTTCTATTGAGGTTGTAGACGGATTTGGCACACCTTTACTTGGTGGTGGGTTTACTTATACTATACAGTCTTATGACCCCGCCTTTGACCCTGCCGCAGGGACTAGTTTGCTTCCACACAACTATGTAACTGGTGATAAGATTTATTGGGACAATACAACTAATAGTGGCATCTCAACTGGTATCTACTTTGTAACTAAGGTAAACCAAACTGACTTCTATCTTTCATTCAGTGGATCTGACGTATTTGCTAAGAAATACATTGCAGTAAGAACAGGAACAGCTGGCCAATACATTTACAAATCTGGTTGGGAGAATAAGACACTTAAGAACCAAAAGATTCTTAGAAAATATCCTGTCTACAAAGAAAAGGAATTATTTGATGATCCTAATAAGAGACAGGTAAATAACAGACCTGTGGGACTTATGGCGAATGGTGTTGAACTATTCCCTCCCACTGTATTTGATGAACAGATTTTTCATGGTGATCTTACAAGTATTACAGTTACAAACCCAGGCGAAGGCTATGATGTAATCACAGGGCCACCTATACAAGTTTTAGATCAACAAGGATCTGGTGCTATAGCTCATGCAAATATCTCAGGATCATTCAAAGAAGTTAAGTTAATATCGCCAGGTATTGGATATCAAGATAAACCAAAAATTACCGTATTAGGTGGTAATGGAACTGGTGCTGTTCTTGAATCTAATCTAGTTAAAGGTAAGATCGTTGCTAACTTTAAAGCAGACGGATCATCTGTCAATACGACTGATGAAACTATATCATTTGAAAACAGACATAACTTTGAAGTTGGTGAAGCAGTTGTTTATGATGCAAGAGGTAATACACCGATAGTCAACGTGGTTAGTGGATCTGTCTATTACGTTGCACCTGTAAACGAGACAAAGATAAAATTACACAATAAACCAGAAGAAGCTAAGGTTGGTATCAATACTGTTAATATTGGAAACGTTAGTTTTGGTTTTCATAAACTTACTACAGTAAAGGCAAAGAATACAATAACCAAGATCTATGTAAAAGAAAGTGGTTCTGGATATTCAAATAGAAAAATTATTATCCCTGCAAGACCTGTTAACGGAGACGTTCAATCTGGTATTAGTACATCTGACGATTATATACTGGCATATAACCATCACTTCAATAACGGAGAGATCGTTGAATATTCCACAACAGGAACAGTTGCATCTGGTCTTTCAACAACTACACAGTATGCCATTAAGGTCATTGATCCTAACAGATTCAGACTTTGTGATGTTGGTGTTTCCTCACAAAGAAACTTTACGAATTATGACAAAAATAAACCCGCTGTAATTCGTGGATTGGGCAGTGGTGATCATACTATAAAGTATCCACCTATAGTAGTAAACATAGAGAGTTTATCTGGTATTGCTGTTACCACAGTTATAAAACCAGAGATTCAACCTTTAGTTCTTGGATCAGTTGAAAACGTTTACTTACAAGAAGGTGGTATTGGTTATGGTTGTACTAATATCATGGACTTCCAAAGAAGACCTGATGTAGGCATCTCTACAATTACTTTCAGAGCATTACTAAAACCAATTATCATTGGTGGTTCCATAGTAGATGTTCAGATACTTGCCAATGGTAAAGGATATCGTGAAGATTCTGATATTATAATCACTAGTCCTACAGGAAATTTTGCAGATATAAGACCTATAGTTGAAGATACCAGAATAACTGGTGTACAGATTCTTGATGGTGGTGTTGGATATAACAGTAGTGATACTATTTTACTTCTACAGAATAGAGGTAAGAATGCCAAGTTTATTGGTAATGTTAGAGAGTGGAAGATTAATCAAGTCCAGAAGAACGAGAACATTATCAACGTAGAAGATTCAATACTTACAAAACCAAGTACAAACCCAGCTTTCCAATTACAAACTATTGGAATGTATCCTCCTCAGAAACTAAGATACCAAAAAGGGGATAATATTGATTCAGCAAACTTAGAAACTCCTAACGCATTTCACTCACCAATATTAGGATATGCCTATGACGGAAATCCAATCTATGGCCCATATGGTTATCAAAATGCAGTCGGTGGTGCTATTGTTAGACTTAGATCTGGATATATTCTCGATACCTCCTCTAGAACAGGACTTAGGCCTCCTGGCTTTGCTTTTGGATACTTTGTTAATGATTATGTTTTTGACAACTCTGGCGACCTAGACGTACACGGTGGTAGGTATTGTGTTACTCCACAGTTCCCAGATGGAACTTATGCATACTTCTATTCTGTAGAAGTTGATTCTAGTGGTGTTGCTAAACCTAAGTTCCCATACATGGTTGGTGGACAATTTAAGGATACTCCCATAGAAGAGAACTTTGTTACTTTCTTCAACCAAGACATTGATATTGCAAGTAGGAATGTAACAAGAAATATTGCTCCATATTACCTATCATATGGTAACTCTGATTATGAACTAATTGATGATGTAAAAGATGCATTGAAACAAGAGTTTGAAGTTACCAAAACAAAGAGTGCTGGTATCACATCTGTAACTGTATTCTCAAGAGGAGATGGATACAAAATAGATGACACTCTTACATTAGATAACAAAGGAACAAACGGCACTGGTGCTAACATAGTTGTAAGTGAATTATTAGGAAAAGAAATAAACACTGTTGAAATTGGTATTACTACGTTCACTGATGCATCACTAAGACTTGAAAAGAAACAAGTTATTGGTGTTACTTCAATACCACACGGTATTGCTGATGGCGAAACAATTATTTTAAGTGGTATTAGTACATCTGAGTTTACAGAGTTTAATGGCCCTAAGAAAGTTCAAGTTATTGGTAGATCAGTAGGTCTTACTACTTTTGTAGACAATGTAACAAACACTGGAGTTACCACAGAAATATTTGTAACAGATACTAGAGGATTTACTCCATCTGATATAGTTGGAGTTGGAACGGAGAACATGACCGTTGTTGGTATTGATACTGCTTTCTCCAGATTACTTGTAAACAGAGAAAACTTTGTTGGTGCTGCGATGACACACCAGCCTGGTACTAATAATGTAGTACTACAACCAAATAAGTTCCAATTCTCTGTTGGAACTTCAACAGTCACTCAATTTACATTTGAAAATTACAAAACCTATTTTAATCCACAACAAACAGTTGGTGTTGGATCTACAGGAACACATTATACGATTACTACCACTGGTTTAGGAACACAAGCAATTCAAACTGTAGAAAATCGTTTTGTGCCTCAACAACAGATTTACATTAAGGATCACAAGTTCTTTACTGGTCAAAAACTAGTTTATAACATGGGTATCGGTGGTACATCTCTTGTTTGGGCAAAAGTATCTGCTGGTGCAACTTCTGGAGTAGGAACTGAGGTTCTTCCTGATGGTGATGTGTATGCCGTTGATTTTGGTAAAGATTATATTGGATTAACTACTGTTGCTTTCTCTACAGCTGCTGATGCCATATGGTTCTATGGTGTTGCATCTAATTCTGGTCTTGCACACTCATTTACAACCGCATATCCTAAAGTATCAACTAAAGTCGAAAGATTCTTTGGAGAAGTTGGAGTCAATTCTGCTCATGGACTAACAACAGGTGATCTTATCAAACTTGAAGCTATACCAAAATCTTCTGAGTCTTCAAAGTTAAGATATGATCCAGTTATAGCTAAAATTACAACAAAAAGAGTTGGATTTACATATACAAGTTTCTCTCCCGACTTAACCCAAATAAACATCAACGATCAGGACTTACAGAGTTATGATAAAGTTGTTTATTACGATAATGGTAATACAATCACTGGATTGATGAATAACGAAACTTATTTCGTTCTCAGAGAAGATCCAGAGTCTATAAAACTCTGCAAATACAAATCTGATGTATTTGACTCTAATCCAGTTTCAATATCAACAGTCTCGACTGCAAGTCCTAACAATTTAAGTTATATTGCTAAGATCAACCCACCTCTAAGTTTCACATCAGGTAATACAATCGTATTTGATGTATCGGATCAAAGTCTTCTTGATATGAGATTGGATTTCTTTGATGATATCACTTTCAACAACAGACTTGATGTTCAAGGTACAAATACTGGTGGATTTAACATTACTAGGAGTGGTATTCCTGGCGACCCTAATGCCACAGTCACAATTAATACTGAGACAGGTTGGCCAACAAAGACATACTACAATCTAACTCCTGTTGTCCCATCAGACACTAGAAAGACATTTGGATCATCAGATACTGAGGTAACAGGAAGAAACAACATAACATTCAAAGATATAGTCCTTAGAAACGAACATAGTATTTCAGTCAAAGATGATAAGACATTTTCATTCAATTTAAAAGAAAAACCACTAGAATCACAAAAATTTGTTTCTAGAGTTGGTGTAAGCACAATAACATACAGTACAACATCTTCTAGTGCTAGAGGGCCTGTATTTAAGACTAAAATTAACTTCCCAGGCAAAGGATATACTCTTTTACCTAGAGTTATTGGTTTTGCAAGTACACAAGGTAAAGATGCTATCGTAAAAGTGTCATCTCCCGAAATTGGACAAATTGATAACATTGAAAGAATCAAAGATGGATTTGACTATCCAACTGATCCTACTTTGTTACCATTCTTGTCAGTTCCCGCTATAATTGATATAAGTGGTATTTCAAGAATTAATAATATCGAAGTTACTGATGGTGGAACAAGATATAACCAACCACCTACACTTGCAGTTCGTGGTAACAGTAATGTACAGATTGCAGCACATATATCTGGTGGATCTGTAGAAAGAGTTGAAATTATCAAAAATGCTTTTGAGTTCAAAGAACCACTAAGCATTATTACAACTAATAACTCTAATGGTTATGATATAGACAATATCACTCATAGTGGTACTACCGTTACTGCTGAATTGTTACTAGATGCACAATTCAACCAACCTATTAACACTGGGTATGCTTCTACTGAAAATGTGTTACCTTTTGCAGTTGGTGATCAAGTATTTGTTGAAGGTTGTAGAATCAAACCAGCATCATTACAATCGGGTGAAGGTAACTTCAACTCTGCTGACTATGACAACACATTCTTCACAGTTACAGGTGTAAGCACTGCAAATTCCACTGTAGAGTTTAGTATGGCAAGTGCGCCTGGAATATCCACAGTTACACTTGGAGTTTATGATGATGACTTCACATTAGGATCTATTGTCAACTATAACGACATGGCGAAGTTTAATATGACACTTATTAACGATGCCAAATACTTATCTGGTGAAAAAGTAACATCTGTTAAATTTGAAGGATTTGTAGCTGAAAATGGTTGGAACGGTAATATCAGTCAACTTAGATTGAGAGATACTATTGGAACTCTTTTACCTGGCGATACATTGTTTGGTGAAGTATCAAAACTCAAAGGTAATGTTAGAGATGTTAACAGATTTAGTGTAAGAACGACTCTTGGAGTTACAAGAGACAAAGTGTCTAAAAATGACATGGAAGTTGGTATTCTTAATGACTTTAATCAAAGATTATCAGATAACTTCTACTTCCAGAAGTTTTCATACTCAATCAAGAGCACTCTTCCATATAGCACATGGAAAGAGTCTGTAAAATCAATTGTTCACCCATCTGGATTCTTAGAGTTCTCAGATCTTATTATTGAGAGTAATTCTAAAAAAGATGCCGATACACTGAATTTAGTAAGTGTTGGAATTGCAAAATCAAATAATATGAAGGTAAAACCTGTTGATACTACAGTTAATCTCATATTGAATATTGATAATGAAATGTATATGGGTAAGAGAGATAACTTTGCAATAGTTACTGAAGATGATGCTTTAACTGACGGTACTGTACAAAGAATATTCTTCCCAGAAGGCAGACCAATTAAGAGTTTCATTATGAATAAAACCAACAAGGTCATATCAATCGATGATATATCTTCTGGATTTACTGGATTTCATGACAGAACTGGAACTCTAGTTGGTAGTAAACAGTTCCAATTAACAACAGGTGGAAGACCAGCGTTCAAAAAGTCGTATGATGCTTCTAGTTCTGCTATCGTCAACACTAACTTGAATACAATATCGATTCAGAACCACGATTTCCAGACTGGTCAAACAGTCAATCTTGATACTCAGGGTGGATCTAAAATTGGTATTGCAATTACATCTTATACAACAGGAACTAAAGACATTGTGATGGCTGCAGTTACATCTGGTATTGGTGGAAGCACAATGTTTGAGAATGGATTTAACGTTCAGATTCCAGGCCCTGTTACAGGAACTGCCACTACACAGAATCCACCTGGCCCTCAGTTTGTTTTATATGGATTTGGTAATCCAGATGGAGGAGTGCCTGGCTTCTCTACAGTTGGTACTGGCGCTGTGTTCCAAGTTAAGTTTGATTTTGACACAACCACTGGTCAATGTATATCTACTTCCGTTGTTCTAATCAAAGGTGGACAAGATTACATTGTTGGTGATACTGTAGGAATTGCTGGTACATATCTTGGTGGAGCAACACCAGCTAATAATTTACTATTCCCTGTTACTAAAACAACAGGATCTAGAGTTGGTATAGAAACAACATACTCAAATGTTCCATCAACAAACAATGGATCTGGTTCTGGTGCGATCTTTAATATTACTAGAGATTCCAACTTAGATATTATTGCTGTTGGTGTTGTTACTGGTGGAACTGGATATGCAACCACTAACACTATTTCTATTGCAGGGACATATATCGGTGGCACGACTCCAACTAACAACATTGAATTAACTCCTGTAGAATGTGGAACTAATGTCATGCCTAATGAATTGTTTATTCAAAAGGTTGATGATGTAAACTTTAGAGTTGCTGGATTATCTACATCACTACCATTTAATTTTACTGGTTTGGGAACTGGCACACATCTTCTCAAAGTTCAAGATCCAAATAAACAGGCCTTGATTATGATTGATAATATTATTCAGACACCAGTGAAAAATAAACTTCTAAATGTTGAAGTAACAGAAGCTATTGGTGAAACTGGTGAGAACATTGTAGTTGGTGCTGGTATTGGATCATTAGCTAAGGGTGATATCCTTAAAGTTGATGATGAATTTATGAAGATTCAACAGATAGGAGAGGCGACGTTTGCACAAGCAAAACTAGCAGTCGCAAATAAAGTTGTTGACAACAATTTCTACTACGATACTAAGAGAGCTAACTCAAATGTGTTGAATGTAGACACAACAACTGCTACTATGGATGACAACCCTCCATATTAACTATAAATAAAGAAAAAACGTTTTTAAGTAATGGCTAAACAAGGGATTAGTACTGGTTCGGCTCCCAATGATGGGACGGGCGATACCCTATTGGCAGGGACTATTAAGATCAATAATAATTTTAATGAAATATACGATAAGTTCGGAGACGGTACTAATCTTGTAAGTTTTGTTTCTTTTGCTAGTACTGCTGGTTACTCAACAAATGCTGGTATTGCATCAACATCAGTTGCTGCTGGAATTGCAGCTAGTGTATCTGACAACATTGATATTAATACATCTGGTGTTGTTACCTCAAGTTATGCAGACGTTGGTAAGATAACAATTCAACAGCCTGGCGCTATCACAGATGGGCCTGTTGAGGTTGGTTTTGCTGCAACAATGTTCCGTATCAAAGCTGATGGTATGGTGGGTATTGGAACATCACTTCCAACATCTCAGATGGAAGTTGCATCATTCTCAAATGAAAGACCAACTATATGGGCAGTTGCAAAAGGTAATGGACATGGATTGCGAGTATCCGATGCAGCAATAACTGATTCTAAGTCATTTGTTGTTACCAATGAGGCATATACTGGTATTGGTTCTACTGCTCCAACGTGTAGACTAGACGTACAAGGTGATGTTCTAGTCAGTGGTGCAAGTACTTTGATGGATCAGGTTAACTTTAATTCTGATATCACAGAAAAGGTTGTAGGAAACTATAGTGATGTTATGCAAGTAAGTGCAGGCGGCACATTTACTATTGATGTTTCACAAGGATCTGTCATATGTGGTGTTGCAACAACATCTATCAGTTCATGGGCATTTACAAATGTAAGTGGTGAGAATAGTAAAGCAACTACAGCTACACTTATCATCAATGCTGGAGTTGGATATACTTATGGTGATCCAGTTACAGTTAATGGTGCTACAATCGCAACAGGAGTAAGATGGGTTGGAGGTAATCCACCACCATCAACGGCAAATGATGATATATTAACGTTCAGTATTATAAGAGACAGCACTGGTGTTACCAGAGTTTATTGTTCAAGTTCTATTAACATTAGTTGAGGAAACAGAGTAAATGCCAAGAACTAC